TCTTTAAAGTATCCTTGAGTCGTTAACCAACAAAATAAAACCATACACATAACCAAGTCGTCGTTGTGACCCGGTTCTGCTTCAAAAGAATGGTTCTTTGAAATAAAAGATACCAGTTCCTGAACCACATCATAATCATAAAATAATAGTTTGTCGTCTTCTATAAAAGATTTAAGCAAAGAGCAACCTAATCTTTTTACTGCTTTGGTGGTACGAAGTCCTAGTTGACTCTCAGACACACCGAAACCACCATCAAGGGTTTGACCCTTTCTACCCCTAACAGAAGTGATCAGTACATTTTCATATTCTAGTTCGTTATATAAGATATCCGCCACTTGTGCGCCAATATCATTGATTTCAACAAGAACAAAAGCATCGTTGAACTTCTTTGCAACTGGATATATCATGTTAGGATATACCATCGGTGATATTTCATTATTTTTAAATGTCGCTACAATGTTGTATGGGACACGGGTAATATCAAACACCACGAACGCATTGTAATCTCCTCCAGATCCTCTAGCAGTATCCACAGTCATTACATAGGTGTGACCTAACTTAGGTTCTTCATAAACTTTCAATCCATTGTCGTCCCTATACATGGGAGACTTAAATGTTAAAGTTTTAAGTTTAGTAGCAGAGATAAGAGTGTTGGTACTTCCGATGAAGTCGCATTCAAACTCCTGTCGAAACTGTTCTTCAGAGGTGTTTCGTATCTGCTGTTCTTTCCATTTAGAATCTCTTCCCGGAATATCCGACCAGTGGACTTCTATTTGCTGGAATTCGTTTCTTCCCTCTGTTGCTTCGATCCACAGGCGGTGAAACATATTCAAACCTTTTGGTGTTGAAATAATAACCACTTTGGTTTGTTTACCGGAAGAAATGGTAGGATAAGCAGAACTATAGAAGTCCTCTGCCATTCCGGGAGGAACGAAAGCGAACTCGTCAAGAAGAATTAGGTTGTAAGAACCACCACGAATTGCAGAAGATGAGGTAGCAGAAGCAATTACCTTAGAACCATTTTCAAGAACAATAGATCCCTTGTTCCACTCACCCACTCCCTGCTGAATCCACTTTGGCAAATATTCGTATGCTGTTTTTATTTTAGTCAATAAATCTCTTGCAACGGATTGTTTGTTTGCCAAAATAGCAACATTTACTGTAGGATTAAAAAGAATATAATGTAAAATATAAGAAACAACGGTAGTGGATTTACCAGACTGTCTGGGTAGTTTCGCAATAGTAAATCTATTATCGTGTATGGTTTGTACGATTTTCTTCTGAAAATCATACATTTTAAAAGGAACCAATCCTTTATCTAGATTCACTATTCGAATATATTTCTCGATGAAATAATTAGGATCCTGAGAACACTTAATGTATTCAGATATCTGCTCTTCCGTGAAGTTTATCTGAACATTAGATGGCTTAAGATTGACATTACCTAGATATGTGCTTTTGTCATTCATCTATTTGTCTTAATTGTTCCAATCTTCCTTTTATTATTGCTTGGAGATCGGATGTGCTTCCCACAAAAATAGAATTATTGGTTATGGAACCCGCAGATTGATTTTGGTTTCCTCCCACAGATTTCAAGTCTTGCATTTGTTTATGCATAGTGAGAAGATCTTTGTTTGCATCAGATACACTCTTGATTAGAGTTGCAACAACTTCATATGCTCTAGGTTGTTGAGTTTCAGATGCAACAGTCAAAATACCATCTATTGCTTCTGCACCTCTTTTGATAATATCTTTGAGATTGGTGCGTATTTCTGTGTAATCTAAATCAAGATCAGAAAGTCCTGCTTCGGATTTAGAAACTACTATTTGTTTTTTGTCTTCTGTTAAATTTGATTCCTCTGTAGGAAGTTCAAACTCATTTTGTAAATTTTCAAAGTCTGGTTTCATATTATGTAGCTCTTAATTCTACGCTCAATAGGTCCACATTTCCTGTAGCGGTATCGTTTGTAGTTTCTGGCAATCTTCTTAATTTTATGCGTACAAAATCACCACCAGTTAATCCCGTGGGAAGATTTAATTGTAAATTTTCTGTTATCCAGGCAGCATTTAATGCTGCACTATATGTGGTAGAAACTATGGTCTCTGTGGTGAAAGTGACATCTGTTGCTGATGTTGGTTTTTGGATAGACGCAGCCCACCCAACAGTACCAACAGCACCAGATGCAACAGTAAATCTGGGAATTAAAATTAAAGAATTCCAAGTAGAACCTTCGGGAATAGTTCCATAAAAATAGGCACCAGCTCCTGCATTTACAAATCGTAAAACATTAAATAGACCGGTTGTGCTGTTTTGTATTGTTGCCAATGCCGAAAACCCTGTAAGTGGACCATTTCCTGTCCATGTTATACCGTTTCCTACTGCATTCCACGATAATAATGTTTTTGATCTATTAAGAACAGCAAAACTTTGATCTTGCTTTTTTAACCATAAATTACCATCAGCAACATTGGATACAATTTCTCCTACCTGTATTGCTCTATCGGGTATTTGTGTTTGAGAAGTAGGAACAACCAAACTATCAGTAATTGTAGTTGTTGAATTCGGTGTTGCTCCCGGAACTAGAGATTTTGCTGGTATAATTGGACCTGTGATTGGCATTTTATGCTCCTATTGCATCTAATTGATTTCTTAATTCTTTTAACATTTCTAATACCCATTTACTTTGATATCTTCCTAGTGCTTTCTTTATTTGAGTTAAAGTAATGGTTCCGTTATAATAATTGGTGGTATCTTCTGGAAATGCTCCAGACAAATATGGATAAAGCTCATGAGTTGTAGCATTTAAAGGTTGTAATCCTGCACTTAGAATTGCTGTATTTGTTCCTCCTGCTGGGGTATACCAAGCAGTTGAACTATTAAACCAAAATGTATCCGATAGAGTATTATTATACAACCACTCATAACTTTTTACTTCATTGAATGTTGTAGCGCCGCTATTGACATGATTCATGGCGCACTTTTCTCCTTCGGTAACTTTTGCTCTTCCGAACACTAGTTTTTCCCATCCAAGTCTATTACCCAATATTATCCAACGAGGAATACCATTTACTGTGCTATTCCGATCCGCATTGTATGTCGATCCATATTGCTGACATGGTTGAGAAATGTTATAAAACCAAGAAGAGTTCCAGAACATAATTTCATCCGGAGATGAAACAAATGGTCCATTCTTATCTCCTTTATAAAATAAAGGAGTTACAGCAGCTGAAACGAACTCCGAAACATTTTTTGGCCAACACATAAACATATGAGTTCTACCAAAAGTAGAAAAGTCAGTTAAATCTGATGGTGTGGAAGCTAATATTGCGCAAATTGGTTTTTTTGCTAATTTTTGTAATTCTTGAGTTTGTGTTGTTGGATTAGTATTCGCTATTCCTGTTAAATATGCTTTATTATAATCTAAATTTCTTAAAATTTGTTGTCTGGATTGAGAGCAATGCATCGACAATGTTACACCGATCCAATACATTAAATCTTCATAAGTATCAGGATGACCGGATGAAATTATTCCTGAGCACACACTAACATCGTTCAGTTGACCTACTATTGTATTTTGACCCAAGGTCATAGTAGATTCATTTGCTGTGGTGCTTGAACTTACGCATTTAACAGCTGGCGTGCTGCCGCTGATACTGCTATGTCTAATTCCTCCTTCTATTAGGTCCTTCCATTCACTACCCACTCCGTGGAAAAAATACAAATTAGTGCCGTAACTATCTGCATTACTTTGAGCTGCTATAAAATTTTTAACAGTTCCTACTTTTCCAGATAGATAATAACCATATATGGTTCTGTCTGCTGTTGGTGTTGCAGTTGTATTTGGATACAATCTAGAAATTGCAGTAGGATCTCCTAGCAATGATGCTGTATATGTGGTATTAGCAAATCCGCTATCATTATTTTTATATGCAGGTTTATCTATTGCTGCTGGTCCATCATCTGTAAATGTACTTCTATAAAATGATTTATTATAGTAAACTCTATTATCAGAATAATTTCTGTAAAGAATAGAGGAGGTATTATAAGGTCTGATTCCTCTCGTTCTAGCTGCAGGTATGCCTAAAGTAGAATATAAAGCTCCAACACAGTTAGCATAATGATTAACTTGTTTAAATGGCTTACTGATTGTGACCGACGCTCCGTTTCCACCAACAACAGCAGATCCTTTTAAGTAATTTACACAATCTCTCCAAAATAAAACCACAGTTTGTAATACATCTTCAAGTGTTGCGGAATCTCTCCCGGCAACCACAGTACTGAAATTACTATCTGAAGCAGAATATGTATAAGCACTCATTGCACTCACAAATCCCGAACTAAAGGTATAATTTGGATTTGTGTGATATCCTGCTAGTTTTTGTCTAGCTATTTCATGCATAAATCTCGACCACGAGTTGCCGCCACTACTAGTCGTGGTATACATTTTTTTCAAATCATCTAATCTGGTGGTACTTCTACCAAAAAGTGTATACGCTTCCCAATGATCTAATTGAAGCATACTTAACCAAGGATCTTCTGCATTGCACTGAGCTATTTGTCTAAAGTCGTATTCAAATGTCTGTCCACCAAAAGTGTGGGTTGTTGTAGTGGGAAATCTTTGATGACCAAACACCAAAGAATTATGATCAAAATTTGCTTTATTATAATTGTCAAAAGTAGAAACAGGTAAATATGAATATATCTTTACTCCTAGTTCTTCTATTACTGGGACATAGTATGTAAAGAACTCTTTCATATCAGCTTCATTGCCTAAACTTATTGCTGTTCCGTTAGAATTCCATAGCCATCCTAAGTATAGAGCAAAAGAATCCATGCTGATATAAATTGGAGTTTTTCTTCCTCCATTCATAGTTGCCTGGGCTTGTTTTAATTCTATTATTTTATTTTTAAAATCACTTAAAGCTGTAGTAATACTCATCCCCAATACCCTCCAAATAAACCACCAGAGTAATTTGTTAATATATTTGCTAAATCTTCTATTTCCACGGTGATTTCTTCTATTGTTGTTTTTATCACAGGATCTAATTGAATCGTATCACCACTACTGGTTACGGAAGTTCCTCCGGTTGTAGCAATCAGTCCCTCACCTAAATTAATTTGTGAAATAAGTGCCATATTATTCTCCCATCATTTTATGTATGTGATTAAAATTCAGTTATATCCACAACAATATCATAACTATCATCTATAGAAACTTCTGGCCAATCTTTCAGAATAATTTTGTCACCATTTGTGTTTAAAATATAATCTGAGTTTGTGTCTTTATCATACAAAACTGCATATACTTCTATTTTAGCGTATTGTTTATAAGTTGGCATTATTCTACCTCCGGAAAGGCATCAAATATATTTGCTTCAACATATTTAATTACCGAACCAGTATTTCCTACATTTGTAGCAGGTCCGAAGAAGTTTATTTTTGCAGTAAACGAATAGTTCCACATTATAATTCTAGGATCCAACTCCA